CAGAGCTATTCCGTGCATACTTACCCGTCTCAGCCACTGGCCATTGAGATGGTTCGCTCTTGCGACGGAACCCCGCGACCCTGTCGCGCTTTTCGGTCACGGACACATTCTTATGTGTCCCGTGCCACTTGTGAATGGGCGTATGTCTTCGGACATCCGACGCCCTCGGTCTGCCTTGACACTAGTACTTGCCTTAATATGGCTGCTAGTGTCAAGGGGCTCCTTGCTGCTTGTCCTTCTGAGGACATAGGGGAAGTTCTTGCATGGCAATCAATCAAGAAGGCTTTGCCAGCCTCTTGCAAATGCATGGAACGACCCCTATTGCAGGGAGTTGTCTCCGGTTTTGCCCGCGGTCCGGTTCCTCTTCCTCGTGGTTATCTTGGTTTCGTCAGGCGAGAAGTTCGAAAGATCTTCTATCCTGGTTGGGACAAGAGTTTCTACGAGAGGAACGTGTTGACCTGCGGTCCGAACTTGTCAGCGACGTTGGATTCCCCACGTGCACATGGCGGTTGTCAGAATGACTGGAAGAAAGATCACTCGCGTTTTCTTTCGACCTGTCTCGATTCCCAACCGCCTTATGTGCCCCTGGATAGTGATCTTGCGGGCGAGCTTATGGTTGTTCAATCAGCCGGTAAGCCGCGCCCGCTCACGAAGTTTTCAGGGGAGGGCTTATTACTGCGGCCTCTCCACGACTCTATATACGACAGGCTTCGGCTCTGTCGTTGGTTAGCAGTCGGGGACGTGAGTGACAGTATGCTCTCTCGTGCGGGTTTCAAACGGACGGACGATGAGGTCCTCACTTCTGGTGACTATAAGTCAGCTACCGATGGTTTGTCCATCGAGGTTGCCGAAGTGATCCTATCAGAAATCCTTGGCTCTTCAAGGCACGTTCCCAACCACATTGCAGAGTTCGCTCTGCGGGCCCTCAGGCCCCTCCTTTTCGGAGATGGTGTGGATGGTTTTCGTCCCAGCCGTGGACAAATGATGGGCTCCTACCTTTCCTTTCCTTTGCTCTGCTTGCAGAATCGATTGGCATTTTTGTATGCCTTTCGTTGGATGCCAGAGGGGGTTCGGAATAGGGTTCCTTGCCTGATAAACGGCGACGATATCCTTTTTCAGTCCGGCCCTCGGGCCTCTGATGCGTGGATGTCTGTCGTCGGGAGTCTTGGCTTGGAGGTGGAGCGGACTAAGACGTCCGTTTGTGGGGATTGGGGTACGCTCAATTCGACCCTTCTCGTTTGGCGTGGGCAGCACCTTCGGGTGCAGCCTACCTTACGATGGGGTCGATTGAAGCCCTTGGAGCTTCCCCACTCGCTCTTCTCCAACTTCCGAGGTTGGCTCTCCGGAGCTCGTAACGGTCAACGTTTTCGAGCATCAATGGTCTTTTTCCGGCGATATGTCGCGCTCATGAGGTCAACTAGATTGACTCTTCTTGAGCTCGGCTTTCGCGGGAGTTTGGCCGCCCGGATGGGTGAGCTTTTCGGATTTGGTTCTCTTGACGAGCTCAGCTTGCC